GAGGTTGCTGATAGCGATAATAAAACAAGATTAATTCCTTTTGAATTTTCAACAACACAAACTTATATGCTTGAGTTCTCAAATTTAAAAATGAGAGTTTATAAAGATCAAGGTGCTGTATTAGAAGGAGATAAAACTATATCTGGAATTACTGCTGCCAATCCAGCAGTAGTAACTGCAACTTCACATGGCTATGATAATGGTGATGAAGTATTAATTAGTGGTGTATCTGGCATGACAGAAGTAAATGGTAAAAGATTTTTAGTTGCAGATAAAACTACCAATACATTTGAACTACAAGACAAAGATGGTGTAGATATAAACAGCACATCATTTACTGCTTATAGTTCAGGTGGTGTATCTAATAAAGTTTTTGAAATAGCAACACCTTATACCACTGCACAACTTTTTGATTTAAAATTTGCACAGAGTGCTGATGTTATGTACATCACACATCCTTCACACGAAGTAGAAAAACTATCTCGTACTGGTCATACATCTTGGACTTTAACAGATGTAGATTTTACTAAAGGACCAATGCAAGATGCAAACACAACTGATACAACTTTAAATCCAGGTCAATCAGCAGTAGGCACAGGTATAGCTTTAGTTGCTTCTGCGGTTACTGGTATTAATGGTGGATCAGGATTTCAATCAACAGATGTAGGAAGATTTGTTTTTTTAAGTGGAGGTTATGCAAAAATAACTGCTGTTGCAGATACAACTAATGCAACGATTACAATTATTACAGCTTTATCTGGTGCTAGTGCTACAGCAGATTGGCAACTAGGAGCTTTTTCAGATACTACAGGTCATCCTTCAAGTGTTACTTTTTTTGAACAACGATTAGTATTTGCAGGAACAACTGAACAACCTCAAACAATATTTTTTTCAAAATCAGGTGATTATGAAAATATGGATGCAAACATTGGTGGTACTGTAGCAGATGATGATGCAATTATTTATACAATCGCATCTAACCAAGTTAATGCTATAAGATTTATGACAGCAACTAGAACTTTAATTATTGGTACAGCAGGTGGTGAATTTACTGTATCAGGAGGTGGTACAGATTCTGCCATTACACCAACAAACATATTAATTAAAAAACAATCTAACCATGGTGCAGCTAATGTAGATGCTATAGCTGTGGGTAATGCTACATTATTTTTACAAAGAGCTAAAAGAAAAATTAGAGAATTAGCATATAACTTTGATGTTGATGGTTACATTGCACCTGACATGACTATCCTTGCCGAACATATTAGTGAAGGTGGTTTAACACAAATTGCATATCAACAAGAACCAAACCAAATTGTTTATGCAACAAGAGGTGATGGTGAATTAGTTGGACTTACATATCAAAGAGAACAACAAGTAACTGCATGGCATAGACATATTTTTGGTGGTAGATTTGGTAATGCAACAATTACAGTTACTGATTATGCAAATATTGCAGATGGCACAAGAATAGTTTTAACAAAAGCAGATGGTACAACTACAACTTTTACATCTGCTACATCTTCTACATCTGGTAAGTTTCACACAACAACTAGCAACAATCAAACAGCTACAAACTTAAAAACATTAATAGATGCTGACTCCGATTTTACAGCAACAGTTAGTAGCAATGTAGTAACAATTACAGAAACATCACCATTGTCTACAGGATTTTTAACTGTTACATCTTTAGATGATTCTAGTCGATTAGCAAAAACTGACGAAGGTAAAGCAGTTTGTGAAAGTGTTGCTGTAATCCCCACAGATGATACAGAGTATGAAGTTTATGTAATTGTTAAAAGAACAATCAATGGTGCTACTAGAAGATTTGTAGAAGTTTTAAATGTATTTGATTTTGATCAAACAGATAACACATCATTTAATTTTTTAGATAGTCAGTTAAGTTATAGTGGTAGTGCTGCAAGTACCATATCAGGATTAGATCATCTTGAAGGACAAACTGTTTCTATACTAGCAGATGGTGCAACACACCCAGATAAAACTGTAAGCTCTGGTAGTGTAACTTTAGATCGTTCTGCATTAAATGTTAAAGTTGGTTTAGCTTATAGATCATTGTTACAAACTATGAGATTAAATGCTGGTTCACAGAATGGAACATCACAAGGTAAGACTAAAAGAATATATGATAT